GGTGGTTGGTGGGTCAAGAAGACTTACATCGATGGCTTGGAACCAAACAAGTCTTTTCCTGCCTTCGATATAGAAACGCAAAAAGAATTCCTGTGGCCTGACGGTCACGAAAAAGCAGGTCAGCCCCTGTTCCTTCGCAAATTCGTACCGGCAAGGCTGACCGACAATCCCTACCTGATGGCAGACGGCCAATACGAGGCTATGCTCAGGTCGCTCCCGGATGTCGAACGAAGGCGACTCCTCGAAGGTGATTGGGACGTGGCGGAGGGAGCGGCCTTCCCCGAGTTTACGAGAACAAGACATGTGGTCGAACATTTTGAACTTCCAACCAACTGGCCCCGTATTCGTGCGGCGGACTACGGCTACGCAAGTCCTTCGTGCGTTTTGTGGGGGGCTATTGACTGGGATAATAATATCTGGGTTTATCGTGAGTTATATGCTAAACACTTGACAGCAGAAGAGTTAGCCGATAAAATATTAGAAGCAGAACAACTCGATCCCTTGCCGTACTACACGGTCCTCGACTCGTCGTGCTGGAACAAGACAGGCTTCGGCCCATCGATAGCAGAGACGATGATGAGAGTCGGTGTGCGGTGGACGCCATCCGACCGTAATCGTATTCAGGGGAAGATGGAGATACATCGTCGCCTCGCTGACGATCCGTACACGAACGAACCACGCCTACGCATCTTCTCCTCGTGTCAGAACATCATCAAGCAGCTTGCGGGTATCCCCCTCTCGAAAAGCAACAGTGAAGACGTAGACACGAAGTCAGAAGATCACGCGTACGACGCCCTACGCTACATGCTGATGACACGAGTGAGCGGATACTCGTCGATCCACAAACAACTCGGCGCAATCAAAAACCAAGTCCACCAAGTCCACGACGCGACATTCGGATATTAATCGATGGCAAAGAAAAAAGACCCCACACAGATTACTTTGCGAGAAGCTGCTGACACATACAATGCTCGTGGTGCAGGAAAAATTGCAAGGTTTGGTCCGAAGGGTACACTAAAACAATATGGAGACATGCCCCTCGTAGAGGCGTATACACCTGATGAAAACGGTGTACGTCCTATTGACACGATGTTCGAGGGAATGAAAAGTCAAGGTGCAGTTAACTCTCTGAAGGATGATCTTCGCCTAATTTCTAAAGATGTTAATCGCCAAATATTCAATGCTAATCCACAATCTCCAGCACTCAACTTGCTTCCGGGTCTAGAGGCGGATGATCCACAAACTTTTAATATTTTTGGGGAGCGAGTATCCGCCCCAAAACAAACTGAAATTGCAATCATCGTTCAGAATAAAGAGGGATGGTCGGAGTTTATGCAGCAGTTAGATTCGATTCGTCAAGGGGGAGGAAATGATGCTGTCATTGCTGATGCTATATATGTCAACTTGCAAACAGGCTATCGTGGTGGAGCAATAGCGGGACTAACTGGTGCAGAATATAAAGTTGATAGGGGCACTATCGAGATTACGCCCCAGACTAAGGCAACTCCAGACTTAGAAAAACGTGCAGGCGCACAAAAAGTAGGCGGCGCACGAGGAACAGCCATCCCACAAGACGTGCCTCTAAACGAGCAAGCACATGTTCGTCTTCAACAGCGTTTGACTGCTAATCAAGAAAACTCCGGTATACGTTCATTTATTGAGAGCAAAATAAAAGCAGGTAAAGCCGCTCCCATTTTTGTTATCGAAGGAAAGAATGGAAAATATCGTCAGGTAAAAACGGATGATATGACAGAGGTTCTTTCCCGTATTAAAACTTCTACTCCTATTATCAAAGACAACATAACCAACAAAGAATTTAACACTCTTGTACCTGACGATCCTGCATATAAAGGTAAAGATAAAAAGGGAAAATTTGGTGCGCCTCTTCTTCGTAACGTATTTGCAAATGTAGCAGCGTACGAAGTAGGGATGCCGGATAGAATGCTTGACTTCCTACAAGGAAGAAGTTTGAAATCTGGCGCAGAAACACGATCAAAGACGGCTAAGTCTGGATATCTTCCACGCCCACGGGGCACGTTCTACCCCGCAGAAAGAGATGCTGCACAGACAGTCGGAAACTGGTTTGATAGTGTGCAAGGCGTTACCGTAACGGACAGATTTAATTTTGAAACGGACAGGGTAACCAGCACAAATTATCGCATACCGGGTATGTTCGATCAGCCCACCGCACCCGCCGTCCCTTCCCCCGTACAAGCTGCACCCGTAGAAAAACCCGCGCCTACCAACTTCGATGAACTCTTCGAACAAAATCCTGAACTCCGTTCTGCTATGGAGAAGGCAGGATTCGAATTTAAACCCGAACCTGCCCCAGAACCCGAACCCACTGATGTAAAGCCGACCGGATCAGGAAAGAAAATCCTTAAAACTCTTCCCTACGTCGGCACAGCAGCCGCGTTAGCAGCTATGCCCGATGTCGCTGAAGCAGCTACATCCGGACTAGAGAAAGTGGGACTACCTAAGTCAATCGCCGAACCCGTAGGCGCTGCCGCCGCTGCCGTAGACTTTGGCATCGGTACAGTTCTTCCCCTCGCCCCGAGTGATGTTGTAGACATAGGAGGGGCAGTTGTTGGTGAGTTTAAAAAGTCACGGGAAGAGTCACGAGGACGTGGGCTAAGAGGACGAAATTTACGCTCTCAAAAATTACGAGAGAAACGAGCCAACGAAGGCTTCATACCTAAACCCTAACGGAGGAAAAAATGCAAAACTTGAACATGGGTGAGGCATACATCATGAACGCCGACAAAGTAAGTGTCGACGATCAGATGGGTGCGGACAAGCTCTATCGCGAGGGTCTCGAATTCGATACTCGTGCAAAGACTGGTGTCCTCACTGAAGACATGCCTAAGCAGCAGACCAAGACTACGGTCGACGCATCCTTATTCAGCATGGCTGACGAACGCGATTACTGATGTCCGAAAACTTCCTAGAGCCGCAAGACGACACGGCAGTACCTATCCCGTCTCCCGAAGATCAGATGCCCGGTCTCGCCGGGTACGTCACGTCTAAATTCAAAGACGCAGAGAACGGCAGATATTCGTACGAGCAGCGTTGGCTTAAGGCGTACAAAAACTTTCGAGGAATCTACGATTCGACGACGCAATACCGCGACTCGGAAAGGTCGAAGGTATTCATAAAAATAACAAAGACGAAAGTTCTTGCGGCGTACGGACAGATCGTCGACATCCTGTTTGCGAACAAAAAGTTCCCACTGGTTGTCGAGTCGACTCCCGTACCGGAAGGCATCGCAGAGTTCGCACACATGCGTACGCCTGTCGATGAAATCAAACCCAGCGATCCGTACGGATTCCCCGGTGACGGGCGTACGATAGCTCCGGGAGGTTTGATGGCGTCCGACTCTCACGTCTTGGGGTCGTACGGAAAAGAGTTCGGGGATATGCTCGTTCCGGGCAAAGCGAAAGTCGGTGAGCCACAGTTCGAACCGGCAAAGGAACAGGCCCGTCGGATGGAGAAGCTGATCCACGATCAACTCCTCGACACGAATGCGGTCAACGTATTCCGCAAGGCGATATTCGAGTCCGCACTCTTGGGCACAGGCATTGTCAAGGGGCCGTTCAATTTCTTCAAGCGTGTCCACAAGTGGCAGCGCGGTGAAGATGGTGAGCGCGACTACATGCCCTACGAAAAGACTGTGCCTCGTATCGAGGCCGTCTCGCTTTGGGACTTCCACCCTGACCCGTCAGCTACGTCGATAGAGGATTGCGAGTACGTCATCGAGCGTCACCGCATGAATAGACAGCAGCTACGTAGTCTCATCATGCGGCCACACTTCGACGCTACAGCGATTCAAAATGTTCTTGCGAAGGGGCCGAACTACTCTGACAAATATTACGAAGACACGATCCGAGAGGACGAAACCGAAGCGTACTACCAAGAGAACCGCTTCGAAGTCCTTGAATATTGGGGCGTCCTCGATGCTTACTTCGCTGACGAAGTCGGCCTAGAGGAAGCGAAAAACATGTCGGAGTTCGACCAGCTACAGGTCAACGTGTGGGTGTGCGGCAACGAAGTCTTGCGTTGCGTAGTCAATCCCTTCACTCCTGCACGGATACCATATCAGGCGTTTCCGTTCGAGATCAATCCCTATCAGATTTGGGGTGTTGGTGTCGCGGAGAACATGGAAGATGCCCAACTACTTATGAACGGCCACGTTCGTATGGCTATCGACAACCTCGCCCTCGCTGGCAATCTTGTCTTCGATGTCGACGAAGCGTCGTTGGTGCCGGGACAGAACATGGACATCTTCCCCGGCAAGATATTCCGTCGTCAGTCGGGTGTCACGGGTACGGCTATCAACGGCCTCAAGTTCCCGAACACGGCACCCGAAAACATACAGATGTACCAGATATCTCGCCAGCTTGCCGACGAGGAGACGGGCATACCGTCGATTATGCACGGCCAGACAGGAGTCACCGGCACCGGACGCACGGCAGCAGGACTGTCTATGCTGATGGGCAGTGCGGGTTTGTCGATGAAGACGGTCATCAAGAACATCGACGATCATCTTCTCAAGCCACTCGGTGAGGCGTACTTCCAGTGGAACATGCAGTTCAACATGGAATCGGAGGACATCGAGGGTGACTTGGAGATCAAGCCACGCGGCGTAGCAGCAGTGATGCAAAAAGAAGTACGCACCCAGCGTCTCACCTCGCTGCTGCAGACGATAGCTAATCCGATGCTTGCGCCGTTTGTGAAGCTGCCGAACCTCATGCGAGAGTTGGCAATCGCACAGGACATCGATCCGGACAGCCTCGTCAACGACGTAAACGAAGCACAACTCTACGCACAGATGTTACAAGGGATGATGCAGAATGCTCAACAAGCAGCAAGCGCGGAAGCTGGCGGCGCTCCTCAACAGCCCGGAATGGCCCCGACTGGAGGAGTACCTAGCGGACCTCCGGGAAGTGACGATTCAGGCCGTGGTAATGGCACAATCGGAGTCGGAGTTGCGCCAGACGCAGGGGAAGCTGGCTTTACTGGAAATGCTCCTCAAGTTGAAGAGTAGTCACGAGGCGGTGATAAAAAATGGCAACTAGAAAAAAAATGGCTATCGGTGGCGGAAGTGATCCAAATATAATCAATTCTCCGCTCGGCAATGCTTACGCAGAATTTGATCCCATGCTTCGTGATGCGATTAGTACCCAGACAAACACTGACGCTGACAACGCCCCCTTCACGCAAGTGTACGGCCAACGACGCTCGTCACCCTTGAGCATGGATGAATACTTGTCTGGCAGCATGTACGATTTTGCCGGTATCGACGTATCGGCGACACCCGACCTCAACGATGACGACGATGACGACGACGCTCAAGCTGCACCCAATATTCTCACACCTGTCAGTGAGCGGACAGACGATGCCACAGATGTTTTTCGTGGAGTGTCGTTTCAAACCGGACAACTCGGCACGGGTTACGGTGTAGCTGATCTCGATCCTAGCAAATACCTCAAAGGTCTTCTTAACGAAGAAACTTTTACGATAAAAGATGATGGCTTTTCTAAATACGCAAAACAAAAATTCATAGACGAAGGAATGATAGCATTGGCTCCTGCGGGTCTGGCTTTGGGTCCGGTGAGTGTTCTCGGGCTGGGGGTTGCAGAATTCACCAAAAAACAAAACAAAAAGAACGCAGAGACCATAATGCAGTCTGGCGGTGGTGCTGGAGACCTTTTCACTCTCAACGGAGCTACGGTTAGCCGCGCACCGGGTGAAAGGATTTTTACAGGCAATTTAGGTAACTTTTCTCAATCACAACTTTACTCTGCACGAGAAATGGATTTCGGTTTTATTCCGGGATCGATGAAAGAAACTGTAACACAAGCTCAGATTGGCATGGGTCCGCAAGGATTACCTAGAACCTCTCGCACTGGACTTGGGGGAGTAGAAGCTGCCGGATCGGTGCCCGGTCATATTATGGATGCCTTCGGAGTGATTCACGGTGTGAGAGACAGCGATACTGGTCATATGAACGTGTCGGCAGGAGCAGCACAAACACTGCGCGAAAATGAATTCCGTAATGTGATGGCTGCACAGGGTATCGATGTAAATAAACAATTTACGGACAGCAAAGGGAATTTTTCACGATCAGCTTTTACAAGGGCTGCTGTCGACTACAAGCAGTTCGTAGACGGTCAAATGAAGACGCACCCGTCGCACAAGGGATTTTTTCATAGTTCGAACAAGCTCAATCCAAATGAGTACGCAAGTGCGATGGCATTCCGCAATACTGTATCAAGTAGATTTGTGAACGATACTTATGGTGGTGTGACAACTACACCAGTAACAGGAGACCCTGCTCGGAAAGGTCCAGACCCGAAAAGGCCACCGCCGCCTGTCGATAGAGGTTCTGACAGAGAGGATTCGGAGCGGGATAGGATAAACGCTCAAATACAACAAGACATTCAGAGGGCCGCAGAACTCGCCGCTGCAAGACGAGAAGCACAAGAGCGTGATCGAGATGACGACAGGGATGACACTTTTGCAGAGGCAGAGTACGACGATGATAGCGCCGGATTCGACTATAGTGGATTTGTAGACGAAACCCCGTCCAGAGGTTTTAGCTCTTACAGCTATCGAGCTAGAGGTGGTCACGTAGGTATGCAGGCGGGGGGCGTAGCTGCCGAACCTGCCGGATTCGTCGAAGGGCCACCTGAAAACTTCACAGAGAAGCAAACCGTAGCTGACGACAGACCGATGTCCGTCCCAGAGGGTACGTTCGTTATCAACGCAGCGGCTGTCGAGTTCGCCGGATCAGACGACATCAAAACAATGCTTGTCAAGGCGTACTCGAAGTTGCAGAAAAAACTTGACAAATCGCCCTCGCGTGTTAAAATACCTACAGAAGATGAAATTGACGTTGCGGTATCTCGCGGCGAAGTCATCGTCCCGCCCGAGTTAGCCAAGATTATCGGCTACGACCGTCTCGAAAAAATTAACAATCGTGGTAAGAAAGAAGTCTCTCGTCGTCAGAAAAAGGCGGGAGGTGGATTCCTCGACGGAAAAAAGCGCGCAGACGGGGGTGAAGTAGAGTACGAGGATCGCATCATTGCGGATGAAGTTCGCCGTAAGATGAAAGAAATGCTCGGTAATCTTCCTGAAGATATAACAGTTACATCCCTGTATTACAGAGATCAACCCGCCGCAAGGGCGCTCGGCAAGATATATTCGGGAGAAACTGTAGCAGACTTTCGACAAGCTCTAGCTGATTCTGCGGGTATGACACCTCTAACAGGCCGCTTTGTATCTGACCCCGTTGAAAGAAGGGTAAACGTCCCTCAAACACCTACCCTTTTCAATCTCTTTGCGATGGCAGAAGAAATCGCTCATTTAGATTATCCTGCTAAAAGACGAGATAATCCTTATCGAGATTTAGGAAGTTCGAGGTCTATTTCTATGGGAGAGCTTTTTGATCCGAACGCTCAGATGCAAAGAAGATACAGAGATTATGACACAAAGTTTGGTGCAGACGAGCGATTCGATCCGTACGAGGCATTCGAAAAAGAAGAAAGATATCGAGAGGAACTAAGAGCAAAATCTATAGCTTACGAAACAGTTAAAGGTTTGCTGCCTAAAAGTAAAAAAGCTGCAGACTATACAAAGCTAGGCTATGAAGAGAGTTTTGCCAAATACGTATACGATAACGCTCCTACGCCCATCAGGCAAGGTCTTTTTACAAAGTATCCTGAATTAAATAAGTTTATAGATGACAAGGGACGATTTGTATCAAAAAGAATTCCTATAATCAATAAAGGCGTAAGAGAATATAATAAAAGAGCTAGAGAAATAGAAGCTCAACGCAAAAAATAAAATTGAAAGAATTCGCTGGCTACCCGCACAACGCGGCCCCAGCACAACCGGAGCGGCCACCCACACGCCAAAGTGGCCCCGCTAGTGAGGTAAGTAAAATGGCAAAGAAAGTACGCGGCCACCGTGCCAACAAGCCGAATGACTCGTTCGGTGTAGTCAACAACGAGTCCCTGTATCGCGGTCAATATCGTGAGGATGTTCATAAGGACGACGAAGAAGAGGTAGAAGCCCAAGCCGAAGCGGACCCCGAAGAGACGGCCACTCCGCAAAGCAGTAGTTTCGTCGAAGCCGAAGAAAAAGAACACGACTACAAAAAGCGATACGACGACCTCAAAAAACACTACGACAGTAAGGTCAACGAATTCAAGCAGGAAATCGCAACCCTACGAGAGGCGATAGATTCACGCGAAGTGGATATGCCTACTGGTGTACAAGCACCGAAGACAATCGAGGAACTGCAAGCATTCAAAGAACAATACCCAGAAGTGTTCGATGTGGTTCAAACCGTATCATCGATTCAGGCAGAGTCGCAACTTTCGGAACTTCGTGAAGAGTTGGGCACTATCAAGGAACGGGAAAAAGAACTGGAAAAGCAGAAGGCTTATGAAGAGCTACTACGTTTACAGCCCGATTTCGATACGCTCAAGTCCGAAGACAAGTTTCTAGAGTGGCTACAAGAACAGCCCGAATCAATCTCCGACGGCATTTACAAAAACAATACGGATGCTCGTTGGGCGGCACGCATAGTGGACCTGTACAAGGCCGACACAGGCCAATCACGAAAGCGCACCAAGTCTAGTTCCTCCGCTGCAGAGGCAGTCACGCGGTCACCAGCCCGTGAAGTGAAAACCGAAAAGGGTGGAGACAGGATTTGGAAGGCGTCTGAAATCGGTAAGATGAAACCGTGGGAGTTCGAAAAAATGGAACAAGAACTCGACGCGGCACGCATCGAAGGCCGAATAGACTTCAACTCTTAAACCTCAAAGGAAGGAAAGACCAATGGCTTTTGGTACTTCTGCAGGTTATGGTAACCTGCCTTCCGGCAACTTTACGCCGGAAATCTTTAGCCAAAAGGTACTTAAGTTCTTCCGTCGTGCTTCGGTTGTAGAAGACATTACGAATACGGATTACGCGGGAGAGATTGAGAACTTTGGCGACACCGTCCGCATCATCAAGGAGCCGACCATCACTGTGTCGAGCTACGCGCGTGGTGAGGTGGTGAATCCCCAAGACCTAGCTGACGATCAGATCACGATGGTTGTCGACAATGCGAACGCCTTTGCGTTCAAGATCGACGATATCGAAGAGCGGCAGTCGCACGTAAACTTCGAGGCGCTGGCAACCTCATCGGGTGCCTTCTCCCTGAAGCGTAAGTACGATGCGAACGTCCTTGATCTGATGGCAACTGACGCAGGTCTCAATGGCGAGTCTAGCGCTACTACCACCCAAATTTCGGGTATCGGTACGCTCGGTTCTGCCCTCGACATCGGCGGCAACTCTAGCCCCGGCGACCTCGCTGTCAACACTATGTTGAAGATGGCAGAGGCTCTCGACAACGAGTCGGTTCCGGAAGAGAACCGCTGGTTCGTTGCACCCCCAGCATTTTACAAGCACCTCTTCTCAGCCGGTGCGAAGTTCGCAGAAGTTCAGGTGACTGGCGATGCGACTTCCCCGCTGCGTAACGGTCTTGTCTCGCTGGGCAACATCGCTGGCTTCCAGTGCTACAAGTCCACCGCTCTCGTCTCGAACGCGGGTACGGATCAGGTAACGCTGTCTGGCCTCGCTACGGACGGCTCCGAGAATATTCTTCTCGGTGGTCATATGTCCTCCACGGCTACCGCTTCGCACATCGCGAAGACAGAGGTTGTCCGTTCGACTGAAACCTTCAGCGACATCGTTCGCGGTCTTCATGTCTTTGGTCGCAAAGTTCTGCGCCCGGAAGCCATCGTCCGCGCCGTTGTTAGCCTCGACTAATCGGGAGGACTGAATAATGGCTACTTATGATCGTACCATTACTGGCGGCGGCACCACTGGTCACCCCGGTAATCTGCCC